GAAGGTAGCTGGATCTATCTCGACACCAAAACCAAAGCCACCGCCCCCTATGAAGCCAGGAGGTTTTTGGAATAAGGCAGGCCAGCTCGTAAGGGATAAGGTTGGTAAGGCTACAAAAGCAGTAAGGGGCGGAGCACAAGCGGTTGGAAGAGCCGGCGCGGCAGTAGGCGGGGCAGTGAGGAGTGGAGCTACTAGAGCACTCAAATTTACAAAGGATACGGTTTTAAAGCCATTAAGTGCCGCAATTCAAAAAGTTAAACCGTTGAAACTGGTAAGAGGGCTTTTAAAAAGTCCCCTTTTAGCACCCATACTCGAGGCTTTTTTCACATATAAAGATGTGGAAGAGTTGGTGGCGCAGGAGGCAGCCGGTGACATAGATGAAGCTGAGTTGAATCAAAAGGTCGGTACGAGGTTAATTAAAGCAGTAACTGGTGTCATTGGTGGAGCTGGTGGTGCTATGCTCGGAGGTGCTATTGGATCAGCAGTCCCAGTAGCAGGTAACATAGTTGGTGCTATTGTTGGTGGTGTATTAGGTGACGTAGGTGGTAGGCTTATAGGTGGTCTTATTGCAGACAAGTTGGGTGATAAAACTTCAACACTTGGAGAACGGGCATTAAAATCAAAAATGTTTAATGGTATAGGGCAACCAATAATTGGTGAACCGCTCGCACAAGTTGATGATGGCATTATCTTTAGTCAAAATGGTAAAATGATAGCTCAAGCTAACCCAATGGATACCGTATACGCTATGAAACAAGGTGGGCCACTTCTAGCAACATTAGCAACCGGGTTTGAGAGTAATGGTAAGTTATTGTCAAATCTCCACGAGCTGCATGCAGACCACATGGAAACGCAAATCGGATTAGATGAGGAACGTAATAGCTTGTTATTAGAACTCGGAAAATTACTATACTCTTCACTGAACCCCACTGATCAAGCCAGTATTGCAGGGACTAGTAGTATGCAGTTCGCAGGTATGTCTGTTTCAGATCAGAGATCTTTACCAACTGGTCCAGGGATGATGGGATAAATGCGCATGTAATATAAATATATATAATGAATCTATGGCAGCTTAAAGAGGGTAGTACACCAGCGTTACCTATACTGGAAAGATCGGGTGGTGGTATCACAGCTGCCGGTGCAGACTTAAATGACCTAACTAACCTCGCAGGGTACACGCAAGGTAAAATGGCAGATCCAATTAATGTTGTTGATGACTTTCCATGGACGGTGAGTCCACGAAACTCGAGAAGCGATGTACCACGCATACAATTGACCGAGAAGAGAGTTAAGCTTAATTCAACAATCACAAACCTCGCGTATAGTGCTGCTGCCTCAGTTGATGTTCTTAACACGGGATTCGCGACCGGGACAGGGTTACTTGGTGGATTGGTAGCTCCTGAAGCTCTCGGTGAGACTGGTAAAAGTGTAATTGACGTGTCGATAGCAGCGGGTAAAGCCATCACCGGTGGTCTAGAAGCCTTTCAAACAAAAGCTTTAGAATTAGGTGGATTTTCAACTTTTGATAACCCAGCTCTCAAACCATACGAAGGTCTATATAGCCTAGAAGATACTGGATTTAGTTATTATTTTCCGTACCTGGATGATAACTATAATAAGATTAGTAATACTTTCGGGCAAGCTAGTGAAGGTCTTGTAGCGCCGTTAGCTAATAAAGCGGCTGGGTTAGCTAGCGGAATGGCTGGAGTTGCAAATATAGTAAAGCCAGGTACTTATATTGAGAAGGCGAAACAATTTGAAATGAAAGATGAGGGTAATACTTTAAGCTTTACATTACCTCTTCTCAATACCATGTCTGTTGATGATATCTCTAGCAATTGGCAGTTAATATTCGGTCTAATCTACCAGAACACTCCTGGTAGGGTAAGTAAGAGTATAATCGACCAGCCTGTGTTATATGAGGTACACGTACCAGGTGTCGCATATATGCCATATGCGTATATCTCAGCATTAACTGTAAAATTTGTAGGCTCACGTAGAAAAATGGCGATAGAAGTACCTATACAATCACCTGGTAGCTCTACCGCATCGACTTCTATTGAAACCATAATACCGGACGCATATCAGATTGATATCTCCGTTACTGGGTTAAATGCCGAGACTAGAAACTTTTTATATGCCAATATATCTAAGCCGAAACTAACGGTAAACTCAGCCTTAGCTGTACCACCTGTTACATATGAAAGTACTGCAGCTGATAGTGGTTCAGGTGGAGCTAATGAGGGTCTACCAACAAGGTCACTCAAGAAGACAACAGAAGACATCGCTAGCGATGCCCTTCTACCATCTAGAGCAGCTGGTCTACCAGAAAGCGCAATTAGCCCTATCCTTGATAGTTTCCTATAGAGTGAATAAATACTTTGAATAGGTGACATAAGAGTTAACCTGTTATAAATATTAGTATGGCTGACTTAGGGAAATTTCAAGAAGATATTACTGAGCTTGATGTACTCGAGCAGTATAGGTATGAGAGTATATTTAAGGTTTACGAGACCGGGGATAAGGATTTCTTCTACTATAATATTCTCAAGAAGATAAAGTTACCAGGTGAGCTCGATAATAACTTGCTTAATACAGTAGCATACAACGAAGCGTTACCCATTACTACACTAAGTTATAGAATTTATGGTACAACCTATCTATGGTGGTTAATTATGATAGTTAATAATATTTCAAACCCTGGTAAGATAGCAGGTGGTAGTCGCATAAAGTTTATCAAAAAAGAGTACTTGAAGCCTACCATAGATAGTATAAAACAACAATTACAGTAATGAGATATAACTTTGATACCTTTTACGAGGAGAGATTTAGTTCTATTATAGATGCACAGAAGTATCTATTCAAGGTAACTTTGTTTAACCCGGAGGGTGATAGAGTCACTTTAACAAAGAAAGAAGTTAAAGAACTTAAGCTTATTGATAATCTACGAGATCCATGGGTAAGAGGTACTATAGCTCTCGATAATACTGAAGCTGCTCTAGAGCGATTTGTAACTGACCCTAAGGAGCGAGAGCTTCAGCCTGACATTACACCATTAAAAGGTTACACTTACCGTGGCGATGGTAGAGATTTCATTCAGATTGAGATTATACCTCTGAATGACGGGCCATTATCAGAGTTCACTAATGACGACACTGCCTTTAAAACGACATTTGGTTTTAGATATGTTTTTAGCATCAAACAGGGCAGTGACACTACTATCGATGGCGTTGAGTGCAAGTTGTTTACTATTGGTGATGTGGATGAAGAGCTGATGAGGGAGAAGAAAGCATTTTTCTCGACAGGTAAGCTAGCTACATCGGAAGGGGTTGAAGCAGCTCAATCTAATAACGAGGCTAGATATGCTACCACAGGTCAAAGCATAAAGGCTATACTAACAGATAGTATAGGTGGTGATAGTCTCATCGAGGATTCAAACTTCGAGGATGGTGCATCCAAGCTATTTTACTCATCACCGATCAATAACACAGCCTATGATGATCTAAACTATCTTCTTGAACATCACGTGAGTGATAGTGCATCTAATGACTTCTCATTTTTAAAGAAATCGAGTTACACTGGTTCATACTCTCTAGAGAGTGCAGAAAGCATGTTTAGTCGTGCATATCAAAAAAATAGAAACACAGGAGGTGAGCTATTTGTCGAGAACTTTACCATTAATGGTATTGGTAGTGGTGATGCAGGTATAATTGAACCATCTAAAAAGTCACCAGCAGGCTCGTTAGAATTTGGTAGTAAAGGTGATGTGTTAAATTATAAATTTTTTGATACTGATGGCGAGCAATATAAGAAAGACATTAAGACACAGGTTGTCAATTCGTACGATTTTAAAAATAAACGATTCAATATAGAGGTTAAGGAGAGTAATGCTACAACAGTACGTGATAAGTTTAGCGATGTATATGTAAGTCCGCTCAAGGGTGACAATAATAAGCCATACCCTAACCTACCACTTACAAACCTTCAAAAAGAGAATCAATCGTTCGAGTCAACTTTCTCTGAGTATGGAGAGTCCGCGGAGATTAGAAAATCGTACGGAGCTAATAAACTATTAAAGTCGAGCCTATTTTCTAATATGGCTATAGAGCTTATCGTACCTGGGCAAGTCTTTAGAAAAACTGGTACCTTCTTTTCTGTTGATAGGCAAGGATCATATATTGATAATCAATACGATAGTAAGGTATTGGGTATATATCTATTAACAGAGGTAGAGCATCAATTTATTAGTGAGACAAAGTACATTCAACGGATTATTGGTATAAAAACTAACCACTTCCAAAACCCTAACTTTAACGAGAATACAATCTAATGAGTAATCAAATTTCCACAACGCCTCAATATATCGGAATGGTGCAGCAAACTAGTGTTGATTTCTATGAAGCAAATAATTCTTTGTTCGAGAGCTTTCAAGATTTTTTAGACGAGCTAGGTACCTGTATAGAATTAGAGAAGGCTAAGAGCAGTGAGGGTATTGCACAGAGCATTAGTAATGTGTATATAGAGTTAAACAATTCAAAACTCGATAACTATAATGAGCAATTTCAATTATACTTTATCGAAAAATACCAAAGTCTTGTAACATCCGTTAAAGATTTCATTGCTGATAGCTTAGGTACTGGTAACGTATACTTAATAGCATTCAGTGATGATATAGGTAATATCGTTAATCAAACGAGTATCGTTGATAACAGCACGTCACCGTTCTTTGATACCTATGATACATCTTTTAACTACCCCAACGCTCTCCCCGCGTCTCTGTACAACAAAGTATCACAGACGCAGTTAGATAATAATATAAGACTCTCTGTATATACTGACGCTTTAATGAAGACTAACCTCGCAGGATTGCAATCAGCCACAGATGTAAATGTTGCAAAAACCGCGCATGGTGATAATCTTGTCAATGATAGCCTATATATAGATCGTCTCTTTTTACTCAAGGATCCAGTAAATGCTAAGATTAAAACTCTGCTTAAAAATATGGCAGACTTTATCAACTTCTTTAAAGAAGTTAACTGGCAAGATAGAGATGTAGAAAGGGTTAGTGTTGATTTAGCTTACACCACCACCATCGAGGGAGTATCAACTACACTTGATATGCTAAAGAATAAGATAGATGCTGGCTCTAGTGATGTTGAATCAGACCTAGACGATGCATATGATCCAAATGCCGCCTAGCCCTCTTCTGGTGAAGTTTCATCACTCTCAATAACTTCTACCTCTGCATCAACAATTAACTTCGTCATTAACTCTTCTCTATTGAGGAGTAATTTATGATGCTGATCACTCTGCTGCAACACCTGCTTACTCTCGATATCTAATGTCTTAATAAAGACGGCGTTTTTATTCTTCTCATTCGCGATATGTATCTTCTGCAGACTGTCTAATGCTGTAGCTGATGACGATATTAATTTAGCTAAAGCCTCTACATCTCTACTATCAGGCGCTGCTGAAACATACTCACCTATATCGTCAATGTATGACATACTATCCGTAATTAACTTACCGGTATTATTTAAAATAAAGGCCTCAACATCATCCTTATCCAGTGTAAATTCCTTGTCTCGGGTGGAGGTAGCCTTGACCTTGATATCACCTTTCGCTTTAAGTGCATCTAGTAAATCGTTAACATCTGGATTAGTTTCCTCATTCGACATAAAAATATTTAATATAACCACTTGAATATTAAGAATAGCCCGTACAATATACACATATGGCTAATACAGATATAAAAATTGACGCAGAGATTAAATTTGTTAAGACTCACGATGATGCTAAACTGCCTCAAAAGGCTCATGACGACGATAACTGCTATGATTTATTCGCGGTTGAAGATACGCGTATACCAGCCGCCAAGTCACACTATGATCATACGGTATCTATTGGTAGTGCTGTAGTACCTGTCGGTATTAAGGTCGGTTACATTACACCCGGTTTCGGCTTCGTAATTAAACCTAAGTCTGGTCTAGGTTTTAAAGCAGGCTTACAACCACACCTCGGTGAGATAGATACAGGTTATCGAGGTGATTGCGCAGTGAAGATGTATAATTTCTCCAACAAGGACTATGACTATAAAGCAGGTGATAAGGTAGCTCAAATTAAAGTAGAGAAGAATTGGGTAACTACTGTAGAGTGGGCAGATGAAGTAGAGGCTGCAGATCGAGGTGACGGTGGCTTTGGGTCTACCGGTAAGTAATTATTTAAAATAAAGGAACACCATTATAATATATATAACACCAACAATAAAAAAGATATGGGTAAAACAACAAGACAGAGAATAACAGAAAAGAAAGTAGGTAACGCTAAAGTACGTAAAACAGTAACTGTAACTGTTACTAAACCACCGAAAAAGAAGAGAAAGTAATGTTTAACAACCTTTGGGTCGAAAAATATAGACCGCATACACTATCCGACCTAGTCCTATCAGATACTAACAGAAAGTATTTTGAGTCTATCGAGGATGAAATACCTAACTTACTATTCGTAGGTACGCCTGGTCTCGGTAAAACCACGCTAGCTAGAATCCTTATCGAGGATATCTTGAAGTGTCAATACCTGTATATTAATGCATCTGACGAGAACGGTATTATACTATTCGCTCAAAGGTTGTTGGCTTTAGTCAAACTAAGTCCATTACTGGCGGTATTAAGGTCGTCATACTCGATGAAGCTGATGGCATAACCATCGATGGTCAGCGCGCTTTGCGTAATACCATGGAGGAGTATAGCGGCCAGACCCGGTTTATTCTAACTGCGAATTATAAGCATAAGATTATACCTGCTATTCAGAGCCGTACTCAATCATTTGATCTCAACCCTCCGTTTGATGATGTATTGAAGCGCATTGTTAATGTTATAAAGTCTGAAGGCATCAAGATCGAAGATGATCAGAAGACTAATTTTGTAAATGTAATTAAGCAGAACTACCCTGATATTCGTAAGACTATTAACGCGGTACAGAAAGCGTGTGTTGATAATGGTTTCAATATTGACATCGCCTTAGATAGCAAAGAGCTTGTAGATAGGATTCATACCGACATACAGAGTGGTGATGCGCTCAGCCTACGTAAATATCTCATTGAAAACGAAAACGAGTTTCAAGGCGACTATCATAATCTTATGAAGCAGTATCTGAACTTCGTATACTCAAGTACTCTACATGACGATAAGAAACGAGAGTATATTCTAGTGCTTAGTGATTATATGTATAAAGATGTCTTTGTATTAGACAAAGAGATTAATGCATTTGCTTGCTGGGTAGCATTGAGTAATATCTAGGACATATACTGTGCAGTATAACTTTCATTAACTGCAGGAGATGGTGTTGCTGGCTTTGAAGGTATTTTGGTATTCTTCTTAGGCAGCGACCGCTCCGATTTTTTAAGACTGTCGCCTTGCTGAGTCATTGTTTGTAGTTGCTCTTCATTTTCTTCAACTTCAACAGGGTCAATTTGTACCTTGTTATCATACTTAACTGAGTCAGGTACAGGAGCGCTTCCGAAATCATTTCCATGACCACCATCATCAGCAACTAAGATACACATTGGAACAGCTACTGAATTATTATTATCATATAGACCGTTTGTAAGTTCTACAGCTACTGTAGCGATGTAAGCAGTACCTCTGTTATCCTCGTTACCAGGAGCAGAACTAGGATACTTTGTCTTAATATTAATTACTTTCTTATTAAGGTCTGAATCTGTAAAGATCTTCTCAATGAAGTCCTGAGTCTCTTTTGGTAGTTCAGTAAATTCACTATGGGACTTGTAGTCGTCTGCTAACTCAACCCTATCACCGGTTAAGATACCTCCGTTATTCATTTTCTGAATAGTTGCTTCGATAAGATTTAAAAAATTGTTCGCCATATTATTATTTATGGTTTTGAGTTAATAATTCCATTGCTTAAATAATATATACAATGGCAGAGATTAACTTAGATATACTAACCCAGCCTCGACCGCAGAAAGAGAACAGAGTTATTTACAACGATCTTAGACTAGACTTAGTTTTAGGTTATACGAATAATGATCCTCTTGATAAAGGTAAAGAGATTAGAGATCTTCTCGACGATGTTAATGTCGAAGCAATACAAAACGCATTCATTAATCTTCTAACAACATCTCCAGGTGAGAAACCGCTTAATCCTGCGTTCGGTATAGATTTCGGAGATCTTCTTTTCTTACCAGTAACAGAAGAACGTGCTGATGCTATTGGTACAGGTATTATTAATAATGTATCATCAAATGAGCCGCGCGTTAACATCATTAATTTAACAATAACACCAGATATTGATAATCATAGCTATATATGCAACTTCACATACAGTATCCCGAGATTTGCAGGTGCTAAATTTAATCTTTCTGGTAATTTGTCTCGTTCCGGATTTTCCGTTTAATTAACGTTTTTTATTCATAAATAAATATATGGCGGATAATACTGACTTTACATTACCGAAGGGAGCATATGCAACTTTCGATGCCCTAACCCTTAAGAGCTTAATTAAGCAGCGTCTGAGGGAAGGTGGTACCTTTACTGACCAAGATTTTGAAGGCAGTAACCTATCTGCTATTATTGATATCATTGCTCTATCATATCACCTTTCACTCTTCTACCTCAACCAGACCTCATCTGAGTCTCTATTTAACGAATCAACTGTTTTCGAGAATATTAACAGGATTACTAAACTCATCGGCTATAAGCCTACCGGTTATAAGACAGGCGTACTAACTTTCGAGGCAGAAGCCAGTAGTAGATTACCAGTAAACGTCTATACCATAAAACGCTATTCATATTTCAGCATCGACGGTACTGACTATTCCTTTATCAATGACACGTCATTTAGTAAGACTACCATCGCCGATGAGAAACTTACAACGTTATCCGAAAACGCATTACTGTATCAAGGAAAGTATGCTGAGCATCCAGTCATCTCAGCTATTGGTGAAGAGTTTGAAACACAAACGTTATTAGTTAGAGATAATATTAACCAGACGCCGGTAAATATTGAGGCTGACTCAATCGATGTGTATGTGCAGAGTGTCAAAACAAACAAGTATAATGAATTTGCAGAGATTGGTTCACTCTTTAATGCTACTAATACGAGTTATGTGTTCGAGAAGCGTTTGAACGAGAACGGGTTTTATGAAATAAAATTTGGTAACGGTATCAACGGCGTGCAACTCGATGCAGGGGATAAGATTTTCATATATTACTTAAAGAGTGATGGTATAGGTGGCAAGGTATCAGCCGGTAAGCTAGACGGTAATAATATTAATGTGTTTACAACGACTCAATTCGAAGCAATATCTCCCGATATATACGATTCTAATATACAAGTATTGACACCTAGTCTCGCCTCTGCAGTAGCATTTACAAACTCTGTCGATTCTACAAGCCCCAGTGATATTGAAACAGTCGATCAAATTAAAGAAAACGCGCCTAGGTCGTTCTTCGCGCAGAATAGAATTGTAACCAATGATGATTTCCAGACGTTTGTTGAAAAGCAGTATAGTAATATAATCACAAGTGCTGTTTTGGTGAGTAATGAGTCGTATGTCGATACTATTATAAAGTATTATTACGATCTAGGTCTGGATAGACCTAACCAAGATTCAAGATTCTTATTTAATCAGGTAAAATTTGCTACTACCAACCAGGCTAACCAGGTATACGCCTTTATGGTGCCGAAAATAAAAATAGCAGATAGTGATAATAATTTATTTTACTTAACACAGGCTCAGAAATCAGAGGTTATTAACACTGCTCAGGCTCAAAAAATTATTAACTCTGAAATACAGCCAATGGATCCGGTATATGTCGGGGTTACAGTTGGGCTGCAGGATACATTTACCGATAAACCATCTGTTAGTGATATTGAGCTTACTGAATTAATTATACAACGTAAGCAGAACAATAGAATTAGCGCATCACGTATTATAGAGGAAGCTAATAACGTATTCGAGGAGGCTTTTGATCCTGCGAACACCGAACTAGGTAGTGTAATTAACATTACTGCCATTACTACTAAAATTTTAAATATTGAAGGTGTTTCAGGGTTAAGAACCGTCAAGCTCAATCCTGATACCGGTGAAGAGCTTAGAAGCGTGCCGTTTTTAAACGTATACAACTTCAACGCTGCGTATGCCGATGTCGATATTACGAGTACCGGGTCGAACGTAGCATTACCTTACTTCAAATTTCCGTTCTTATATAATAGTGATTTGAAGAGTAGAATTAAAGTAGAAATTATTGATTAATTATGCCCATAACATCACCGATATCGCAGATCTATAATTTTGATAGAGATTATAGTACTCTACCACCCATAAACCTACCAGTCCGTGTCATTGACCCAGCAAACCGGGAGAGTAAATGGGCTGGTGTATCGGCTATTCCGGGATTTGCAAATGAGCAGTATGAGTTTAGAATATTTCCGGATTTTTTCGCTACAGATCTTAACGGGATATCAGCTTCGCAACTAGTTGATAGTTATCGGTATTTTATTGACTTGGGCGACGGTACAATATCAACCGATCTTACAGCATCACATTATTATAAGTACCCAGGAGAATATAAAGTTACACTGGTAGCAGTAGATAGTGCATCGAACTTCTATACCGTTACTACACGCCCTACCTTTAACATAAGTAATGTTATACCTGATAAATTGTTTCTAACATATCAAGAAGGCAGCAGCGCATTGAACTCTTCTCTTGAAAATCCAATTATACTTACCAGATTTAACTCATATCAAAGCTGGCCTTCAGTATCTGCTGACGGGGGATATACTGTTAACCTGAGTGTATCAGGTAATAGGAGTAGAACTACAACAAATGCAGCATATTACAGCGATATAAATGCTCATTTAAACCTGTTTAGTAGCTTTGTGCAGATTGAGGATGATGGTGGTGTGTTAATAACAGAGACAGTAAAGACCGGCAATGTGTTTCTATACGGTAAGTTAAATACAGCTTCTGCGGATCCTCCTTATTTTTTATATAATCAACCAGTACCGGGTACAGTATTTCTAGGTACATCAGGTAGTACTACCTTTTATTACTACGAAGATTAAAATTATGCATAAATAATCTTATGGGTGAACATAATGTTATACTATTCGCAGCTTTTGAGCCGCGCATTTTCCTCGACCCTGAAAGTGTCGGAATAGGTTTTGATCCAGATCTACCGACAATTAATGCTGCACCTGCTACTATTTCCTTTGCCATATCCGGTAGGGCTGAAACACTGCAAGATAAGACTATAAATATTACCACAAACGGTATAACAGGATTTATAACCCCTTTATCATCATTTGATATACCTAAAATTAATTTTGTTAATCAAAATATATACTTTACCGCCAAGGTAGTTGATAATACCGGCGCGCCTTTAAAGAGGTACCCTAAACTGTTTGGATCTGACCTGCTATTAAAGACGCAGACACCTGGCCCGGTCGATGAATTAGTAGAAGTTCAAAACACCTTAGAGGATTTTATAATAGTCGATGAAGGTGGCTTAGATATAGTATTATTAAGAAGTAATGGTACAGCGGTTTTAGAGGGAGAATCAACATATCGCTCTAATTACGGGGATCTTACTGCTAGTGACGGTGGCGGCTATCTCAAGGGTATTATACAGACGTCTGTACCTGAAACAGGGCTGAGGATTAAGGTGACCTACACTGATATTGATAACAATACAGTTTCAGGTATATCTACACCGTTTGACGTATATCCTGCAGAACCGATATACGATATAAGAAAGATTGGAGAGGATAATAACCAAACACAGAATTATAAGGCCTTAGCTACGCAGCCTGTATTACAGCGTGAGCCGATCTTTATGGACGAACTGCTAGGTCAGATCGTCGGCGATAGTAATAGTTATCCAGAGACTCTAGGTATTAAGCTTCATGAAAAAGTTAGTAATTATGTCGCTAATATAAATGACCCGGATTATGCGAATGTGAATTCGTTAGGCTCCCTCATTAGTCAGCTGTCAATGACTTTAGATGAATACAACCAACAATTCCCACCTAGCTTATCGCGATTAATTGATATACTATCTGTTAGTGTGAGCCGACAGTTAGGTAGCAAGAATCAATTCCAAGGCAATTACGATTCAAAAGGCTATATTAGTAAAGAATTTTATGGTAAAAATCGAGGTGAGCTACTACCATTAGAGACTACCTTGCTCGAGACTGGAGCAGAATCAAAGAATATACTAGCATATGAAAAATTTAGTAATCAGTATAAGTTAGTTAATACAAATATCCTAAGTGCTACTGATATTGGCTACACGAGCCATAACGCGTACCCGCTTTCAGCATATAATAGGTCCTGGGGCTGGGGATTGATAATGCCTAATACTATCACTGGTATTGATATTAATAAGTATTATGAATTCTACGACTTTATAGATACGGTCGAAGGTTCCTATCTGCAGAAATTTATCGATTTTGATAACCCGAATAATACATACCTCACCAGCCTAACTTCATACGATCAATATATTGATAAATGGGGTATAGCGGAGAAGGTTATTTCGCATAATCTATATACTAACCTAGGTCTTATATCAGGATCGTAATCCAAGAATAAATATTTTATATGCCTGCTTTAAGCGAAACAACCGTATACTTCAGTGTAACAAACACCTTAGGTGATGCAAAGAGAGATTTAAATGAACCTTTTTCTTTTCTTGATTATCTAAAGTATGCTGATATCAATGATAAAGAGAGTGAGTTTTCGAACTATCAAAACTACCTACAATCTTGGGAAGCGTATACTAATACTTCGCTAACTTCTATTAACGTCGATGTAAAAACACAGTTTATTAATTTTCTATCAGAGATAAACCTACTATTCTTTACTAATGAAGAGCGGCGATACTTTGATAATATTGATTTAAACAATAATGAGCAATTGTCAATTGCACTTCCATTCTTCACATCGAAGATTAAGGAAATAGCTATATACTTCAAAAAGAAGCGTAATAATATAACTAGCAACCTAGAGTATATTAAGAAGAAGGGTACAGATGGTGGTATAGTGACGTTTATCAAGGATCAGATACTTGATATTTTTTACGGGGATGACGTCGCGCCCGGTATAAATCCCAATAATAGAACACCTGAAGAGGTTGTTAATAATATAGATATCAGTTTTGAAAAAGTATATGATACATTTAACGATTATTATGACTTAGATCCTACTAAGCCCTCAACTTTCTACGATACTATCTCTGGTGATAGAGCTGACTTTTTCACATCTAATACAAATACGATAAGTAGTGCCTTTTATATAGACGAGGACCAGGCTATCATTGACATTATAAACACCAACGGTGTGGGATTAGAAGAGATTCCAGGTTTATTAGTTACTTATAGTCAGCCAAATCTATCACTATTACAGGATGATGAGTTTGTTGATTATCAAAATACAGGTGATAGAGCAGATTTAAACCTTAATCTTACGAAAGAGATTCCCACCAATTATCAAGGCACTGATATGTATTATATCTCTACTGGAGATAATACGGACTATGTATATGAAAAACTGTTCACAGCTAAATTTCCACATAGAAACTTACTGAATGTTAATAACCCTTCAACGTTAGCGGTTAATGGCAACTCGTTTAGAGATGAGAGAAGTGTTGGTACATTCTTTAAGCCCTCCATAAGAGGTGCTCTTAAAATGGAGAGTGACTTTACTAGCTATATTGTGCCTGGCGACTTGGAGCGTAATACTGTATACGTTGTACCGAACCCATCTAGATATGGCTCTGTGGAGGGTGTCGGTGGTTGTATGAGAACCTCACCACTTATATTCAATAGCACACTTAATAGGTTTAAAAATGGATCGTCGTCGTTTGGTAGATTTCTACCAGAAGTAGATAGTAAAGATCAAACATTCCACTCATATAATACAATTGAGCAGAGATTGTTTGAACCTAATAATATTACCCCGTTGGTTGGTATCGAGAAACTTAATTTACCGAGTCAGATCGTTAAAGAGGTAGGTGATATTTATGGTAACCTGTTTTATATTACTAATGTAACGAATTACAGTAATAGAAATTTAGATAATTTTGAAACAGTCACCCCGGTACAAGAAAGATATTCAACTGCATTTGAAACTGTATCTACTGACAATAATAAAGAGACATTAGCTAGTATCAGACATAAAGGCAAGCTTATTGAAGTTAGTAACGTCGTTAACAGTACAGTGAAGCCTATATCGGATGAATTCAGCGCTGTTTTTAGTCGATTTGCTTATAACCCTACCTTAATCAAACAATTGCAAAGCGGTGAGTATCAAGATTTAGATATTTTTGAAACTATATTCTTCTTTAAAACAGCAAATTATCTCGTTATTGATAGTATTGATTATACGGATGGTAACTTCGTGCCAGCTGAATTCACTTCAACGGTTAAGGAATATAATAAGGAGGTGATAATTGATCAAACCACAACACCTATTAGTAATTTCAGTAACCCTGTTAGGTCAGGTAGTGATATCTTTTACGTCAGACTCACTAGTGACCCATCTACAACATCTCCGACGAATATTAAGTTCTTTCAGTTTGAGATGTTCAAGTATGATAAGGATAGTAAGAGAGAGGTAAATCTTATAACTAGCTCTTCGCAAAATCAGAGTTATTTCGCCAATAATTTTACTTTCAATCTAGATACTAATATTGTTGAGATAACAAACATTGCACTGGCGTATAATGAGAAGCAAGGCAAGTTTATCACGATTACTAACTTGAGGGATTTAAATCACGCCTGCTTTATACATGTACTAGTGTTTGATCTCAACGGCGATATATTTACTATTACTGACAACTATGTGATCACCCCAGATAACTTTACTAAAACTATAAACTTTTATTCTCCGGGTACGCTTATAAATAACTTTAGCGTCCGGGGTATAACATCCGAGCCTACACAAGACACGACCTATGGCACATTTAGATTCTAAACATACACTAACTATAAACCTATCTAACTATCAACCGCAAGATAGTAACGTTAGTTTTATAACAAGGGAAGCAATACAAGGTAACACGGTAGTCACATTTCTGTTATCCGGTATTCAGGCTGATGTGAGAGACTTCCACTCAAGTCGGCCCGGGTTTAATAGCGTCGAAATTGATTTCGGTGATCCAATATCTAACGGCGCTACTAAATATTCAGCTAAATTTAGAGATATGGTAACAGATACTCTACCGTTTACAAGTATATCACATACATACTTTACAGACGTATCAACTTATACTACCCTATCAGCTAATATTGCTATCAAATATGAGCAAGTAGATCAGAATACAGGACCCCTATCTGCGACTCATATTATCGAGTTTAGAACTACTCCGGAGAATATTGTAGACAGGAACATAGAAATACTAAATAGTCAGTTGTTTACTATAGGTGGGAGTGCTGTACCGTACTTTAACGTAGAGACGGATGAAAATATTATTTACCCGTTAACGTACTTTGATGAACAACCACCGTCTCGTGTGTTGTCCGGTGTTTATCTTAATACTGACCCTGAAGACAGAGTACAATACCCCGGGGACTTTTTCTTAGCAAGAACAGAGCTGTCTCCATCAAGTGCACTATCAGCATTCGGTGATATTGCTCTGAGTGGCAGCGGTTTTCAGCTACAAGGTCGTACCGGTAGACAGTATTCTTTTGCTTTCTCAATATCTGGTGACATCACACCTACGGCAGGTTTTTCATCTACCAGTTTAATTAACTATGCAGATATAGATTTACCTTCTATACCAGCGACTACTTTAGAAACTGGTATTCTCTCGACATATACAACGTTTTTTGACGCAATCACAGCTGGTATTGATAATCTAGGTATAATAGGTGCAGATAACGAATTTACAAATATACTTACAGGCTATGACCCTATTAAAATAACTTTTAATCATACTAATTTATTACCACCTGATGCGACTGTATATACATACGGTACGGTTGTTTCAGCTGGACTCATCCCAGGTACTACTGACCCGGTTGATATATTTATCTCCAGTGATACTGACTTCCTGTACACATACCCAACATCAGGCTTTGGGTTAAGTGCTGTAAATAGGGTAATAACTAGTCCTGACGGTGATAATATTACAGTATTGTAATAAATAATAATATGGCAAGTGATATTCGTATATCGGAACTTAATGAGATTAGTATTAATAGTGATCTTAACGAGATTATTATTAATAGTAAGGAATCAACTAATGACACCGGTATCTCAAAGAAGATCCAGGTAGGTAACTTCTTAACAGAAAATATAGTTAAGACTAATAATATATCTGCTGAAGCTGTAACTACTAATAAGTTAGCTGATAAGTCAACAACTGCTATTAAGATTGCTGATAAAGCAATCACAGACGGGCAGATACTCGATAATACAATATGTAATAATCTACTCGCGGATAACTCTGTTAATAACAGGGTGATAAATAATGATGAAAGTTTCGTTGCGTGTAGGTATACTGCTACGTGTAGTATCCTCTCGCCTAATATAGAGGCATCAAATAGGTTGACCGTACCATCTGGTCAAGTCAATCTTAATGAGATACCATATACTTTCCCACAAACGGAGAGCCCGCGGAACTTTCTTCGGACAGATGGCTCCGGCAACTTGACATGGGAAGAAGCAGTACCTGGAGACGGTACTGCATTAGTTTTCAGTAACATCTCACCGGTTGGTACAATTATACCATACGCTGGTGGTACTCAAACTAGTATACCAGATGATAAGTGGATCAACTTATTCGCATCGCGTAGGTTTCTAGGGTCAGACTACCCAGAGCTTCGAGATGTACTCGGCACTACATGGGGAGACCGAACAAATGCTGCTGGTGATCCTTCACCCACCGGTGCTTATTATGCGCTACCGGATCTGAGAGCTAGAGCTGTATTAGGAGCTGGTCAAGGTAGTGACGGTACAGACATATGTAACGCAGCTTTTGCTACATATGGTGGTAAGTATAAACATCAGCTTTGTGTAGATGAAATGCCGAGCCATAACCATAATATTCTTTACAGACCAGATGCGGCAGAGAGACCTGGTGGCTACGATGCTCTCGGACCTGGACATATCTCAGCTAGAGTTGCGACAAGAGCATTTATGCAGAATGAAGGTGGCAACCAAGCTCATAATAATACTCAGCCATATGTTGCTATGAGTTACATCATTAAAGCTAGGCCGGATGATATTCAGCAGTATGACATGAGCGTTGGCCCTGGTTTATCAGCTATTGATGCGATCGGCGTGCAGACTGCGAGTATAAATTTATCTAGCACGGAGGTTGGTGTGAAGGTGACTGATAACTTTACATTTGACGGTTCTGGTAGATTAGAATTAAATGATAATATATCTGTGTCGAGTATTACATTTGATGACGGTACGTCGTTAGGTACTGCCAGAGAAACTCTATACCACGTTAACGCGGTTCAAAAGAGTCAAGATTATTATCTTACTGCAGATACTAATAGCTCTGCTAATGTTTACCCTACCGAGGCTGTTAAAACATACGCAATGACAATATTGCCGAATCTAGTGGCAGGTGATAGGGTTATGGTGGTTTGGGGATACAGGTCGTCAACTAATGCGAATGGTACAGTACGTTCATTTCAATATGCAACAACATTGTATAGTGTTAATAGTAATACCAGTTGGTCTATACTAGCGTCTGGAGCAGTAGTATAAATAATTATAATAAACAATAAATAACAGATGAATAAACACGTAATAGTATTTAATAAGACCTCAAAGGCATATTTTGCTGTAGTATCAGTTAATGCGGTAGATCAAATTGATGAGAACTTTTTTACTACCAAAATCGTAGAGTTTAATGATAATACTCATGAGTGGGATGGCGGTGACCTTGATAACGGGCAAGTTATTACTAAGGGATCTGGTATAGCTGCAATAACTGAAAGTGAGCTTGACCAGCGATGTGCGCAATCTATCGCAGATGTATATCAAACTCACCATGAGCTAAATACTGTTATTGATGTATTAAGCGAAATTATAGAAACCCAAGGTATGTCAAGTGATGCAATAGATAGATTTAATGAAGTGAAAAACTTTATAGCTACTCGACGCAAACTAAACGAGCGGTATAAACTAGCATATCAAAGCGATCCTAACTGGAGTTACATATCTAAAGAAGAGGCGCAAGCCGAAATAGACCGGTTATATGACGGTGGAGTATACGAGAAAATTATTAATAGCCAAGGCGTATGAATCACTTGAGTGAAATTTCGGACCTACTACATGTATATCCAAACTTTCTATCTAAAGAGGTATGCAACGAGATAATCGAGTACGCAGAAAAAAGACCGAATGTATTTCGTGATAGAAGTAAAAAATACATAAATTCCGGAATTAATGGTGATGTAGGAAAATATTATGCAGCTGAGATAAGTCACAAAAGTTTAGTACCGCTATGGAAGAAGTACTTTCGAGACTTATTGTTTGAAGAATTTACACCAACTGAAGTACAGCTCAATAAGTATGATATAGGTGCATTTATACCACCACACGTCGATAATTCAATGGCGTTTCACACAATATGTATTCCACTACAGACAGATCCTGATAATTGCTTAGTTTTTGGAGATGAGGAAGTTTACTATAATAATATAAATATTAACGAAGCAGAAAAAGAAAAAAGAATTAAGGTATTCAGGGACAAAACGGGGTACGGGTACCATTTCGAGGGAATGAAACCAATTCACTGGGTACCGCCAGTTACTTCTAAAAGATACAGTTTAGTAATCATATTTTAAGATCATGAAGAGACAACAACATACATTTACAGATATTACAAGCAAAGTCGATAGCATTCTAAGTAGCGCAAATAGTTTAGGCTTTAAACGAATTGACTCTACCGATATACGCGAATCTCATGTACACGATAAATTAGAGGCGCCGTCTAATTATGAACATATATGTTCTAGAACAGTCGCTAAAAATAACGCGTTATTTAATGATATTGAAGATTTAGCAGAAGCGATAGGGTTAGAGGATAAAGTCCTCGTTTCATCACTTATGCAATTACAACCTGGCGACTTTCTAACATGGAATGATGTAGATTATTGGCAAGAAAATGCTGTTGGTAAATTCCTCTCAATCGCACTAACGAGCGGTAACTCAATTGAGTTTAAGGACGGTACAGTAAAGGTTCCACAATATACGGCGATCGAATTTAATACCGGTGATGTTCATTGTATACAACCAGTCAAGACAAAGCAGGCATGGCTGGTACTAATGATACCGGATCATTTTGATCTCGTTTAAGCGTATTAGTTACCTTAAATGTAAATATTAAAGATGATAAAAAAGGGCCCCTCATTTCTGAAGGACCCTTTTATTATGTTTAAACACAAAGTTTAATCTTCAGACGTTAGTTCTGGAAGAATAGTAAACTCCTTTGGTTTCATTTCTTCAGGAACTTCTCTATTTAGCATAACTGAAAGTATACCATCAACAAGCGCTACTTGCTCGACACGAATGTGATCGGCTAATGTAAACTTCTTGATGAAACTTCGAGTAGCAATTCCTTTGTGAAGATATTCTTTATCTCCATTAAGCTCAACGCAATCAGATTCAACGATAAGTTGATCTCCGTCTTGTTTGACGGAAAGATCTTTATCACTGAAGCCTGCGACTGCTAGTGCGATTTCAAACTCATCCTCACCATGCTTCACAATATTGTGAGGAGGATAAGATGCTTTCTCTCTTGATTCTAATCTGTCAAAGATTGAATCGAACCCAACCGCGAAAGAACGCGGTAACGAATTTAATGTATTTGTTAAT